AGAGGTGAACTCAAAGCAGGGATGCTGTATGTACGACATTGCGAAGATGTTGGCGTAGGGTGTAATGATTGGACTGCCCTGCGTTAAGTTGCGTTAAGATCACATTGTGGCAACATTACGTCTTGACACGGTATTTTGAGTAAGTCATAAGGGGGGGTAAGGGGGGGATCAATAATGAGTATGAATAAGTTAGCTGTAATTACTGAGAAGCAAAGAAGATTAGTGGATACACTCGTAGCAACTGGGTGTAGTATAACTGAAGCGTCGCAAATAGCAGGATATGCAAAGGGTGATGCAGGTAGAGTGTCTGCTAGCAAGGCGTTAAAGACAATTCATGTACAGGAATATATGATGCAAAGTATTGCAAGTAGTATTGGTGTTAATGCTACACTTGCAAGTAGTAAGCTCGTTAAGTTAGCGAGTGGTGCCAAGAGTGAGTATGTTCAGCTCGAAGCTAGCAAGGATATTCTTGATCGGGCAGGATTCAAAGCACCAGATAAGCACCTGCATCTCCACAAGGGCGACATTAAAGTATCTATTGATCTGGGATAAACTTTGTTTGTTCTGTCTGTGTATGAGAGTGGTGGGGTTAAAAACTGGGCTAACGTTTGTATCATGTGGTCTACTACTCGCATTATTTCTTAAAAAGGCTTTTCAAAAATATATTTTTATTATAAAGGTAAGTTATCAATTCTAAAAAGGAAATTAAAAAGTAATGGCTTGGCTTCACAAACTATCGCAGGAAGATAGAAACATTCTAAGGACTGTTGTTAAGCAAGTTCACATGAAACACTTTCCAAAAGATTTCTGTACTAATTATGAAGCTGATAAATTAATCTCTTCCCTAGCTCCTTCCACTTTAGAAAAGCTAGAGAAAATAGGGAAGGACTATAAGGTTGATAGAATTTAAGTACAAGCCTGACGGTCAGGTACTTAAAAACTTTATGAAGGCTGATACTTTCTTTCGTGGAATAAGAGGACCAGTAGGTAGTGGTAAGTCTGTTGGATGTTGTGTTGAGATATTCAGAAGGGCATTACAGCAAGCACCGAATAAGGAAGGCATACGTAAAAGCCGATGGGCGATTATTCGTAATACCAATCCTCAGTTACGCACCACCACAATAAAGACTTGGCTTGATTGGTTTCCCGAAGAAGATTGGGGAAAGTTTATTTGGTCTGTTCCTTTTACGCATCATATTAAAAAGGGGGATTTAGATATTGAGGTTATCTTCTTAGCTCTTGATCGTCCTGAAGATGTAAAGAAACTGTTGTCTTTAGAATTAACAGGGGTATGGGTGAATGAGGCAAGAGAGATTCCCAAGAGTATTATTGATGCGTGTACTATGAGGGTAGGAAGATTCCCTTCTATGCGAGAGGGTGGACCAAGTTGGTCGGGAGTTATTGCTGATACCAATGCACCAGAAGAAGATCATTGGTGGCCTATAATGTCTGGTGAAGTTCCTGTACCTGATCACATTCCAATAGATCAGGCTCGTATGTTAGTCAAACCTGACAACTGGTATTTCTTTTCTCAGCCTCCTGCGATGATAGAAACATTGACGGATGAAGGTGCAGTAAAGGATTATTCCGATAGTAAAAAGGCAGAAAACAAATCGAATATGTTAAAAACATATTATACAAATTTAATTCGTGGTAAGACAAAGAGTTGGATTGATGTCTATGTTATGAATCGTCTTGGAACAATACAGGAGGGGAAACCTGTTTACCCACAGTTTGTTACAGAAACCCATGTTGCTACAGAAGAAATACCTATTGCTGTTGGTATTCCTTTGTATATTGGGGTTGATTTTGGTCTTACCCCTGCTGCTGTATTTGGTCAGAAAGTTAGAGGAAGATGGTTTATTCAATCTGAAATAGTAGCGATTGATATGGGGATAGTTCGTTTCTCAGAACTTCTTAGGCAAGAAATAGCAACACGTTTTGGTAATCTTGATGTATATATTTTTGGTGATCCTGCAGGAGATTTCAGAGCGCAGACCGATGAAAGCACACCATTTCAGATATTAAGAGGTGCAGGATTAAAGGCTCAACCTGCGCCAAGCAATAGTGTTGATCTAAGATTAGAGGCTGTATCTTCTCAGCTTATGAAGATGTCTGATGGCAAATGTGCTTTTTTAGTTGACCGAAGGTGTCCAAGTCTGATAAAGGGTTTTGAAGGTGGCTATGCGTATAAACGAATACAAACATCTGGAGAGCGATATGATGATAAACCAGAAAAGAATATGTATTCACATATACATGATGCCTTGCAGTATTTATTAATTGGTGCAGGAGAAGGTAGAAGTCTTATGAATAACCAAAGACAAGTATTACCGTTTCAAGCAAAGACAGGATTTGATGTCTTTAAAAGAAAACCTATTCAACAAAGATCAAGTTTTTGGTCAAGGATGTAGCTATGTGTTTTAACAGAGGTAATAAAAATAATCAATCAGAAGATACAACACCATTTAGTCAAGCTGATATAGATGCAGCACTTGCTAAGGAGCGAGCAGAAAAAGCACAAGCAGCAGCAGAGGCAACGGCAGCAGTAGAAGCAGAAAATGCAGCAGCAGGAAGTGTAGGAACTATTAAAGATCAAGAAACAGGTGCTGCAAATGATGGAACTCTTAATGAGAAATTGGAGTCAATGGGTGGCACACAACAAGCAATTACAACTATTCAAAATCAAACTTTTCAACAAGTTAAAGGTGCATCTCAAAAAGAAACTCTGGAAATACGCAGACGAAAACAAGAGCAATTACAACGAGCTATTCGTCAAAGAAGAAAGTCAGGATTTCAAGGTAGGCGATCTTTAATTACAGGACAATCTGGTGGTAAAGGATATGCTTGAGGGATTCGAAGATGCTAATGTTAAATCATTATTAACTCGTTATGAAAAATCAACAGCAATTAAAGATCATTTTAAAGATTTGTTTGAAGAATGTTATGAAGTAGCATTTCCTCAAAGAAAAGGATTTTATACAGAAACAATAGGTGAGCGTAGAGATGAAAAAATATTTGATGAAACTGCTGTCGTGGGTGTTCAGGAGTTCGCCTCCCGACTTCAACAAGGACTTGTCCCCAACTTCGCAAGGTGGGCAGACTTCCAAGCAGGTTCGGAAACGCCCAAAGAAGAAAAGGACGAGATTAACAACGACCTCGACGAAGTAACGGAATATGTTTTCGAGGTATTACAAAACTCAAACTTTGCACAGGAAGTACACGAATCCTTTATGGACTTGGCTGTAGGTACAGGTGTTCTTGGTGTTGAGGAAGGTGATGCTTTAAATCCTGTTAATTTCTCAGCTATTCCTTTAACAGATGTCGTTCTTGATACAGGACCAGATGATAAAATAGATCATGTGTTTCGTGAAAGAGAAATGAGATTTTCTGATTTACAAAACCAATATCCTAATGGAAAATTTAATACTGAGTTGCTTAATGCTATTGCATCAACTCCCGAATCTAAAACAAAAGTATTAGAAATTGTTTGTAAAGATTACACAAAGAGAAATGAAAGTGCATATTACCAGACAACCATACATGAGAAATCAAAGAGTGTTATAGATTATGCAGAGTTTAAAGGCGTAGGTGCAAATCCTTTTATTTGTTTTCGTTGGTCAAAAGTAGCAGGTGAAATATATGGGCGAGGTCCATTAATGAACGCTCTCTCTGCTATTAAAACCTGTAATTTAACTGTTCAATTAATTCTTGAAAATGCACAAATGGCTATCTCTGGTATTTATCAAATGGATGATGATGGGGTTGTAAATCCAGATACAATATCATTAATGCCTGGAACTATCATACCCAAAGCACCAACAAGTGCAGGACTTCAACCTATAAGAGCAGCAGGTTCTTTTGATGTCGCACAACTTATTCTCTCAGATATGCGTTTAAATATTAAGCGAGCATTGTATAATGATATGCTTGGTAATCCAGATCGTACACCTGCATCAGCTACAGAAGTTGCAGAACGAATGGCTGATTTATCCAGACGCATTGGTTCTGCCTTTGGAAGATTACAAGCTGAGTTAGTACAGCCTGTATTGCAAAGAGTTGTGTATATATTAAAGAAGCAAGGACGCATAGAGATACCTACTATTAATGGACGAGAAATAAAAATAAGGTCTGTATCTCCATTAGCACAGGCACAATCACAAGCTGATATTACATCTATTGCTCGTTGGATGGAATTAATCCAAGCTAACTTTGGTCCACAGTTATTGAATCTTTTAATAGATGCAGAAGAAGTTGCAACAGTTTTGGCTCGAAAG